TTATCATCTATTGTTAATTGTACAACTTTTTTTCTAGATTTAGAAGGCCCATTAGATACCCCTTTTTTAATTTTTGAAAGTTTTTCTGAAAAACCTTTTGGTTTTGGTTTTTTCATTTTATTTCTTGTTTCTTGGGTAATAATTTTACCTTTTTGTGCTTCTGAGATTTTTTTTCTAACTTCCTCAGTTTGAGACCAACCATTTAACATTTTTATTTTTTGATACTCAGATATTTTTTGTTTCCACTCACGATGTTTTTTATCAGCCTCTTCTTTACCATATTTTTCTAACCAAGTTTTATACCTACCTTTTTTTATAAGAGAATTGTACCCTAATTTTCTATCACCTTCTTTACTACCATCACTTATATTATAACCTATTTTTCTATCTGTTGATTTATAATAAAGTATCCAAAAAATTTCTCTTTCATTTAACATCTCTTCACTATCACAAACCTCAATCACCTCTTTTAAAAAATTATTTTTACCATATTTTTTAACAGCTCTTTTTAATTTTTTACCGGAACCTAAATAATTTGGGTTATTATTTTTGTCTTGTCCGATATAAATTTTATTGTTTATCAGATTTGTTGTTTTGTATATTACCATCTTTTTTATTAGATAAATATGTTCTGTCTTTTTTTTGTACTACATTATTTTCTAATTTATTACGAAGATCTATACTAAAACTACCATTTATACATTCGGTACCGAATATCATATCCATGTTATCCTCCAAATATTTTTCAATATTTTTTTCTTGTTCCATTTTCTAATATATCTTTAAGAAGATTTTGATACTGTAAATCCAGCTTGTTCATTTAATATTTGTGTTACTTTGTTTAACAATTCTTTTGTATCAACATCAGGGTTTTTAACTGTTTTATATTTTCTGATATATTTGTTAAAAATTTGACCTTGACTTTCCGCCATTTCAAAACGATGGTAGTCTTTATAATCCACATTTGAATAGGTGTATTGACGACCTTCGTTAAAAGTAATGGTTAATTCTTTTTTTTCTTGGTTATAATTTGATGCCAAGATGTTTGATGATTTAAATAGGCAAGAAATTAACCCACCATCTTCTGTTCTTTCTATAAACATTAATTAATATAGGTTTTCCAATTTTTTATGGTACTTAAACTATGTACCTCTGTTGTAACTTCTGTACTATCATCATTATGAGATGATAAAATTAAATAATCACCTGAAACTGTGACATTTACTCTTGAATAATCGACTGCAATAACCGATTGACTTTCAATGAACCAAACTGTAACTCTTTTATATAACATATTTTTAAAATTTACACAAAAAATAATGGTTTTTTATTAAAAAGAGAAGTAAAACCATAATCTTTTCTTTATTTTATTATTAAATATATTTCTAATAAAAAATATAATGAAAAAAATAATGCCAAAATTAAAAAGTGTTATAAAAACATCTTTTAAAGAGTCATTACGGTTGGGTGACAATAAAATTAAACCTGAACATCTATTTTTAGCTCTATTAAATGATAAAAAAAATGAGGCTGTACGAGTTTTAGAGGAAATGGGTTCAAAATCAAATGAATTATCAGAAAAATTAGAAGGCTACTTGAGATTTAAGGTAAAAAACCCTACAATTATAGAAGTTAAGATTGTACCACTTAGTGAATCATCAAAAAACGCTCTAAGTTCCGCAGAATTAGAGTCAGATAAATTAAAAGATGAAAATGTTGATGTAGAACACTTGGTTTTATCGATACTAAAAAATAAATCTTTAGATGTAACAAAAATTTTAGGAAATCAAGGTATAACCTATAGAACATTTAGAGAAACTTTATTACATTTGAAACAACAAAAAATTAAAAGTATGACAGGAGATTTTGATGAACTTGACGATTTGGGTAAAAAGGCGAAAAAAGCAACCCAAGGTAAATCCACAACCCCAATTCTTGACAATTTCGGTCGAGATATTACAAAATTAGCGTCCGATGGTCAAATTGACCCAATCATTGGTCGTGAAGATGAAATCGAACGTGTTTCACAAATACTTTCAAGACGTAAAAAGAATAACCCAATTCTAATTGGTGAACCTGGTGTGGGTAAAACCGCGATTGTTGAAGGTTTAGCACTTAAAATAGTTGAAAGAAAGTGTCCTCGTATTCTTTTTGACAAACGTGTTGTAAGTTTAGATTTAGCCTCATTAGTTGCTGGAACTAAATACCGTGGACAGTTTGAAGAAAGAATGAAAGGTATTATGCAGGAACTTGAAAAAGCAGATGATGTAATCCTTTTCATCGATGAAATTCACACAATGGTAGGTGCGGGTAATGCTTCGGGTTCTCTTGACGCTTCTAATATCTTAAAACCAGCTTTAGCTCGTGGCGAAGTTCAATGTATAGGAGCAACCACTCTTGATGAATACCGTGAAAATATTGAAAAAGACGGTGCTTTAGCAAGACGTTTTCAGATGGTAGTTGTTGACCCACCATCTAAAGAAGAAACTCTTATTATCCTCAATAATATTAAGAATAAGTATGAAGACCACCACAAAGTTAACTATACAACTGAGGCTATTGAAGCTTGTGTTAAGTTAGCTGACCGTTACATTAATGACCGTGAACAACCTGACAAGGCAATTGATGTGATGGATGAAGTTGGGGCTAGAATGCAAGTTAATATTAAACCACCGCAAGAGGTTTTAGACTTGGAAGAAAAGATAGCTGAAGTAGGTCGTCAAAAGGTAGATGTTGTTAAAGCTCAAAGGTATGAGGACGCGGCTAAACTTCGTGATGAAGAAAAACATCTACAAGAAGATTTAGAAAAAGTCACTAATGAGTGGGCTAAAAATCTAGACAAAATGCGTCCAACCATTAATGAGGATGATGTTGCAAAAGTTGTTTCCATGGTTACTGGTATTCCTGTAACAAAGGTGGGACAAAGTGAGACTGAAAAACTTCTTACTATGGATAAAGAGATGAAAGAAAAAGTTATTGGTCAGGACGGTGCAATTGAAAAGATTGTTAAAGCAATTAAACGTAATCGTGTCGGTATTAAAAAGGTTAACAAACCAATTGGTTCTTTCATGTTCCTTGGACCTACAGGTGTTGGTAAAACACATTTAGCTAAAATGTTGGCCGAAAGCATGTTTGGTTCCTCAGACGCTCTTATTCGTGTTGATATGAGTGAATTCATGGAAAAACATTCTGTTTCTAAATTAATTGGAGCACCTCCAGGGTATGTTGGATATGAAGAAGGTGGTCAATTAACTGAAAAAATCAGAAGAAAACCGTTTTCGGTAATTCTTTTGGATGAAGTTGAAAAGGCTCACCCCGATATCTTTAACATTATGTTACAAGTTTTTGATGATGGTCATTTAAGTGACTCATTAGGTCGTAAGGTTGACTTTAAAAATTGTTTAATCATCATGACTTCTAATGTTGGAGCACGTAAACTCCAAGAGTTTGGAACTGGTGTTGGTTTTGGAACCAAAAGTAGAGAAGACAATTCTGATGAAATGGCTGAAAGTGTAATCCAAGACTCTTTGAAGAAAGCTTTTTCACCTGAATTCTTAAACCGTCTTGATGATGTTATTGTCTTTAAATCACTAGACAAAGAAGATATTAAGAAAATTGTATCAATACCTTTAAGTGAAGTGGTTGAACGTGTAAAAGAAATGGGTTATAATTTAACAATCGATGATACTCTTAAAGAGTATTTGATTGAAAAAGGTTATGACGAGAAATACGGGGCTAGACCATTAAATAGAGCGATTCAAAAATATGTTGAAGACCCAATAGCTGAAAAAGTTTTAGAAGGTCAAATCATGGTTGATGATACTATTATAATTTCTTACGATTCTAAAATCGAGGATATTAAAATTGTGGTTAAAAAACCTAAATCTTCAAGAAAGAAGAAAGAAGATTAACAAAAAACCCCTCCAATAAAGAGGGGTTTTTTGTTTTGCCAAAACAGAATAAATAATTATATTTGTATTTATATAATAAAACTATGAAAAATATCACACTAATTTTACTATCTATTTTAATGTTCGGGTTTGTATCTTGTAAGAAAGAACCTATTAAACATAAAATCACTTATGAAATCCGTTTTTTTGAGACCCCGTCAATTGGACATTCTAACTCGATAAGTTATGGTATTTACCCTTCTGACCATAAAGAACCAAAAATGACTGAAGATAATATGCCTAAAATTTGGAGATATGAATATTTTGGTTTAACAGAAGGTACTGAAGTTGTTTTTAGTTTTAGAGGCCAACTTTCTTATTACTATGAAATGATTGTTTATATAGATGATGTTGAAAAATCTTATGTTAGGGTAAAAACTAGTGATAATGTTTATTACGCAACTAAAATAGAAGAAAGACGTGGATTAAATAAACATCCCGAAGCCAACGGTGGGTTAATATGTTTTGATTTTTAACAAAAAAAAAGAGGTTTAAGACCTCTTTTTTTGTTTATTACCATAAGGTATTTTAGAATAAATTCTTGGGGGATCGACCTTTAGAAGTTTGTTTTTTTTCATATCCAACCCTTTAATAAATTCTCCAAACTCTTTATTTAATAAATCCGAAAATTCTTCTTTTGACATATTTTTTTGAACCTCTTCTTTTATAGTATTTTCTCGCATAATAATCTCCTTTAATTTTAAAACAAACTCTTCTTGGAATCTTTTAAGGAATGGTACACCTTGTTTCCCAAAATACATTAAACCTGAGATGTTTGTTATACATTTATGCCCGCCACTGTTTGCCTGAATCATATCCCAACCCGTAACACTTAACATTTTAAGAGCTTTAATTTCTCTTTCAGATAAAGTTTCATAAGGTTTTTGCATCACATTTTTAATAGCATTTCTCCACCTTTCTACCGTATAATCCGGTGATGAACCTTTAGGTATAGTATTTAAACCATTTACACCACCTTCTGTTTGACCATAAATCGCCATTAAATCGTTATATGTAAAACCAACACTTTCTTGGTTAAATTCTTTATGTTTTTCAGCAAAGTATTTAATAGTATCCACCGTAATGGTAAAACTATCTAATTCGTCTTTAAATTTAAGTAATACTTCTTTGGCAATTTCACCTAGATTAACACCTTTTAAACTTCTACCTTCTTTAAAAGGGTTACAACTTGATTGTAACAAACCTAAAGGCCAAACAATTACCAAAAAATTAGCATCAGGAAAGTTTTTGAAAGGAACATAACGGTCATAAGAACCTGGTTTAATCATTGAACCACCACCGTATTGACTAATTATTTTAAATTCGGGATCATATTTAACATCTTTACTCTTTTTCATCGTTTCAACATAGTTTTTACTATGTAAACTCATTACTTCAGGTGATGCGTAACCATCTTCTTTAGCTATCTTTACGATGTTTTGATAAACATTTAAAAGTGATGGAGACGACTCCATAACCAAACGTTCTAAAAATTTAGGTTTGTTTTTATAAGCTAACAATAATTTATTAGCCACCAAAGCCATTACTTTCTTATTCTCTTCAAAAGATTTTTCTTTATCTAAAACAAAAACATAATTCATCACTTGTTCTGGGGTAATACCCATATTAACAAAGTTAGCACTATCTACTGTGGATATCATTAAAATATCCATATGTGGGAATATTTCTTTTGGTGAAACAATTTGAGATATAGTTTCAACATTTGAACGGGATTGTCTAAAAGATTTAGAGGTTTCTTTTTCAACACCAACCTGTGTATCGTGATGATCCGTGTGAATAACAAACATTGGTTTACCGTGAGCAAAGTCAACTAAAACCGGCATAATATCACCTTTTGCCATCGGTTTTTTGATGCTAAATTCTTTATCACCATATTGTATCACTTCAGTTTCAACAACCTTAATCCCATGCTGTTCGAGATAATTTTTCATGGCAATAGCTGTTGTAACACCGTCTAAATCCTGGTGAAAATATATTTTGGCATTATCATATCTCTCAGCTAATTGATTAATATTTCTAATACCAGATTCGTTTAATAAAAAAGACATAAATTTATTTTATAAATAAATATCACGAATTTTTATTCGATTCTTTTAAAACCTCAATATGGTGTTGAATGTACCATATCGCCTTTTTTAAATCTTCAATTTCTTTTTCAGGGTTTTTTTTACCCGCTCTAGAAATATACTTAACGGCATTACCTAAAGAAAACCCTAAACCCCAATTATCAATCACTTTAATTGCTTCATAAATGTTGTTTTCACCACCGTAATGGTTTGGGTGATTAACTTGTTCTTTGTTTTGAAAGTTATCAGGGATATTACGCATAAATTTGGTAGATTAATTAAAATTATGTATTTTTGTAAAAGTTAAATAAAAATAAAAACAAACTGTATGTCAAAGATTAAAGAAAGTGTAAAAATAGTAAAACTAAACGATTTTAATTTTACTGCCGAAGTTTTTATCCCATTAAAAAGAGGTAAATTCATCGATAATATAACCTCCAAAAAAGGTGGTACAATGCCTGCCACAATT